CTTAACGGCTGGATTGCGACTATCAACGCAAACCTGGAATCCGGCGGCGCGTAGCAAAGCATGGTCAGACACTGAAGCGTTATTGGTTTTGCGTGAAGATCCACTGGCATCTGGATAGATCATGATGTGATGCCCTTCGTAGCGCTCTTTGATAATCCTTATCACGTCTGGCGTGTCAAATGCTTTGACAATTTCATCCACAGCGTGTGGCTCATCATTTCGAATGACGTGAATTGCGGCGGCCATGTTGGTAACGTTGAAATCCATCCCGATATGCAATGGCTCCTTTGGCCTTGGCATTGCATCTGTTGAATTTAGCCTGCGATCAAATGCCGGATAAACTGATCCAGTATTGAGGTTAACAAATTGCCCATCAAGATACGCTGCAAGTTGTGCGCTTGAGTAGCTGGCTTTGAGTTGCTCGATATATCCCGCCGGAAGGTACGGATTGCTTGATGTCGGAGCCCTAATTAGCTCATAGCCTGGCCTAAGCGTTTTTCCAAACATCTCATACATCCATGAGAATCCTTCTGGAGTTGATACAGCTCCAAGCGTATTCGGTGCGCCGTCCGGCTTCTTCTGACGGCACCGACCAAGCATCTTGATCCAAACATCGGCAGCCTGATCCTGTCTAAGCGTATCCGCTTCGTCAATAATGCCATCAGCAATTTCAAAACCTACCAATCGAGACGGATTATCAGCCGACCGAAAAATGATCTGACTTTCATTTTCCAATGTCATGATGCTGTCTGATTTGTTGAGCTTGTACCGAACGCCCCATTCGGTTAGTAAATCCTCAAACCGTGGCCATGCAATCAATCTGACAAGATCGAATGTCGGCTCGACAAAGCCAAAATCCATCTTCGGATATTGCAGCGCCTTGACAGCAATCCTGATGACAGCGGCCTGTGACTTTCCTGCACCGTAGCCTGCCACCATGCCAGGATGGATAGCCTCTGAAAAAACAAACCGCTCTTGCGGATTAGTGAGGACCAGTCTTATCCGATTGATATTCGGCTTCAATGGGCGGCCTTTCGATAGCAAAGTGATAACCAGCGGTCACGGCAACTTCGCCAGTTTGCTCAACGCGTGAAAGTTTTGGTGCGGCGTATTCGGCCAATTTTGCAAGGATATCAAGCGCTTTGTATGGATCAGTTTCAGCGACTTTGTTTAGCCAAATCGACACGTTGCCTGCATTGTCCTGAAGCAATTGATTAATGGTCTCTCTGAATTCTCTGGTGGCATGATTAAGGGCACCTTTGGGCCTTCCTTTGCCCATGTTGCCCATATTTCGCTGTATTTTAGGTTCGCCTGCATCTGTTGACTTCATCCCATTCCTCCGGGGTCGCATCATCGATAGATTCTTTAACAAATAATCCGTTAATCATTTTCCCTTTTCGATCTTTAATTTCCTGCCATGCCGCTTCAATACATTCATCTATGCTCATATTCCACATATGCGCCTGGATAACTAGCGTGACAAATATATCTCCGATCGCGTCCATGGCTGATGTAATTTTTGCATCATCAATAGCTTCAAATAACTCATTCAGCTCTTCCTGAGTTTTATCGGCCTGTCTTTTTCGAGTAGACCCATGCGTGGCGTCAAAAATTCCTCGATCAGTCGCCCACCGGATGATGTCCTGTTCTCTGTGCATTCAGTAGCTCCATTGTCTGTTGTCTGATGCTTACGATTGTATCCGCGTCAAGATCCTTGCGCCATCGTTCGATCCATCCTTTGCGCTGATCATTCGATGGCAGCGTGGTCAAAAAACGTGCTCGGCAGGCAGTGCAATGCCAGTTGTATTCGTAAATCGAAGGTTTACCTATTTTTTTTATAGGTTGCACTGGCTGTATCACTTGCGTGGCGTGGCTTTCAAAGATTTTAGTGCAACCAGTGCATCTGAAACACGTTTTCTACTATGTATTTTTTTTACGCGCATATCGCGTGTGTTGTAGTCTCTTTTTTTATTTATAGTCTTTTATATATATAGGTTACACTGGTTACACTATAGATAGAAAGATTAGCAAAATCAGCAAGTTAAGGCAGTGCAACCTAAAAATCAGGTTGCACTGAGGTTGCCCTGTTTTTTGGCGCTTTGACCAGGCTGAGGCCATTTGACCGTTTGCGCTGGTTTCCATTGCGCTTTCCAATGTAGCCACCAGCCGCTGTTGCATCAGATCGCGTTGGTCGATCAATGCCGACGCTGATGAGGATGTCTGTGACGGTTTTCCATTCCCAGAGCGACTCTGGATCGTCCCAAGCAAGGCGCGTATCAATACGCTCGGCAATCGGATCAATGGACGTAAATTGCTCGTTGTGCGCGTTTAGCAAATCCATTTCTTCGGCGGTAAGAAAATAAGATTCTCCCTCTCTGTAATAATGAAGCACTTCAGCCCACAACTGCTGCATATCAATATCATGCGTGTGTTTAATGGTGGCCGCTTCAATAGTCCAGAATCGTCTATTGCCTGTAGGGTCATTCAAAAATTGCTTTGGATTGACTGATCCAAAAAATACAGTGCGCCTTGCGTAATGAGATTTTTTTCTAGCATAAGCTCGCCTCAATACGTCTGACTTATTCGTGATGAACGCCTTGAGAGCCGCAATATCGGATTTTCTAAAAGTTGAATCTAACTCGCCTAGCTCTACCATCCAGAACGAGCAGGCTTGCTCTACAGAGTCCTTATCATCAGGCCGCAGCATCATGCCTTCCTTTAGGAGTTCAAGTTCTTCTGGGACCAATGATTTAAACCATTTAGTCTTGCCAAGATATTGTTCACCTTGAATAACAAGAATGCCTGGAGCGGCCACGCCTGTCGGTGAGAATGCGGCGGCTACAGCCGATAAAAGCCATCGACGGATAAGAATCTCTTTGAGGTCATTGTCTTGATTGTTGACACAAGTGATGGTCTCAAACAAATCAACAATTCGAACAACGCCATCCCATGCTTTTGACTCAATCCATGTTGCTACTGGGTTGTAGAGATTTTGATCGGCAATGAACGTCAGAAACTCCGGCACTTTGGCGGTGGGATAGCCAAATCGTGAGCATTCCGAGATGATCCACGCAAGACTTGCGTTGTCCTTGTTATCGACACTGAAAGATTTGCCTGGGATAAGGATCTCATCATCCTTGCTGATGACGTTATAGCGGACATTAATGCCTAGCCTGTCGATAATCTGTTTTAAATTCTCAATGTGCGCTAAAGGCTTTCCTTTGTCATTGCAATGCTTTAAAGGCTCCCAATAGTTTGTGACGATCTCAGGCGCAATGATGGTTGGATCGGCTTGCGCTGGCTCGACATATTCCCATAAAGGAGCCGCTTTGCAGATGTTGACTAGAGTTTCTTTGGTTCCTCCAGCGTTTAACCAGTCTGATACATCGCCTTTTCCTGGCAAATCAGGCAACTCAATGATGCGGATGGAGGTCGCTACATTGCGTAGCTTGCAGGCCACCATGTGAGCGTGATCGGCTCCGGCCTTGTCATTGTCTGGCAAAATAATGACGACGCGGTTTCTAAAGTACGGCACAAGATCGTCTGGAAACTTCCCTGCGCCGCCGCTGTTGCACGTCGCGGTCAGGCCAATCGCACGAAGAGCATCAACGTCTTTTTCGCCTTCTACAATAAGTACGGTGTTTTGTTGCGATAACATTTCAGGCAACCGATACGGAATCGGTTTGATGCCCTTAATGCTCCATGAGCCGTCTCCAGCTCGCTGTTTAAAGGTTTTTGGATTGTCGTAACGAAGGACTTGATACTTTAGTTCCCCATGCTCATCGACGTAGTTATATGTCGCCGTAAGCGTTCCGTTACGTTTTGATGGAATAGGCTTTGACTCTGGCTTGATGCCGACGGACTCTAGCCATTTGATGGCTTCGGCAATGGTCCCGCCCCTGATATGCGTGATGAGATCTAGCGGACCGCCACCAGTTTCGGCTTCATGGTCATACCATCGGCCTTCGTCAAGATCAATTGATTTGGAACCATTAGTCCCAAATCGTAGCCTTTTCCCGTTATTTTTTGAGTCTGTCGGTCTGTCACCTAAAAGTTCCCGAACGATCTCGGGAAAGTATTGATTGAATTCGCTCATCTTCCGTCCTGATGAACCGTCAAAAGATTGCCCCATCCCGGACGGTGACGGGTTTTCGGTAGCTAACCTAGGGGCTTTGTTAGTTTATATCATCGACGATATTTCCAAACAAAAAATCACGCGACATTTTTCTTGCTACGCTAGCTTCTTTTGCGTCTTCGTAAAGACCAAGATAATAATTTTTTCCGCCCATTCTGATCTGTGCAGAAAATTTGCCAGATTTTTTATGAAACGAAACGCCAGGATAGCCGGTTGAATTTCTTCTGTTGCTTTCAACTTTTTTTGTCACATCATTTCTTGAAATTTCGCGTAAATTACAAATCCTGTCATCCAAAATATCTCCATTGATATGTTCAATGCAGCCTTCAGGAAAAACTCCATAAGAAAAGAACCAAGCCAGTCGAGATCTTTGATATTTTTTGTTTCCAGTTTTTATTTGATATCTGCCTTGATTAATGGCGCCAATTTCGTTGCCAACTTTATTTCTATGTTGTGAAGGGCGTAATTTTTTTACCGTAAATTTGCCGGTTTCAGGGTGATATGTAAGCCACTCTTGCAGATCATCGCTCATTGATTATTTCCAAAGCATCCTCAACACTCCTTGCAACACCAGCAACGCCTCCGCAATACTGAACGCGCCAGATGAAGTTCTCCTGCTCCTTTGTTGTGCGACCTGTCTTGGTCTTGACCTCAACAGCAAGAAACCGTCCATCAGGCGCAATTCCAATGATGTCGCTAGATCCTCTGCATAAGCCAAATTTAACCGGCCTGCCATATTTATCGGGTAGGCATCCCGTGTTATTGCGCCAAACCAAGCATCCTGACTCTGATAGCTTTATCATAATTTCGTGCATTAGGGATTGTTCAGACACTTAACATCTCCTTCAAAGACTCTGCTCTTGCCGTTGCCTCACTGGTTCCATCAGCCATTTTGATGGCCACTCGCTCAATAAATGCTTCCAATTGCTCTAGCGTTGCCAATGGATAGGCATTGGTAAGCCACAACTCATCCTGGTATGCGCTCATAAATACTGCCTCGCTTCCGTAAACATGGCGGGTGTATGCTTTGTTCGCATCCGTGCGGCGTAGGTCATTACCGCCCATTCAGCGGGCTTGCTTAGTCCGCGCCGTTTACCAAGCTCAACCAAGTCCCTAAGCGTTCGAGCTTGCGCCTGCTCTTTCTTTTTGGCGCGTCTGGCCGCTTCAATGTCGATGGCTTGAAGCTCGCCGTCTTGGTGCTGAATCTCTCGGTTCTCAGTAAGCAATGATTCTGAGCAAACCGGGCACTCTTTCGGTCCAGGCCTAAATACTGCATAGCATTTTGTACACTGCTTGATCGTTGGTTTGTCATTATCTGAGGATCGCTTTTTCTTAGGATCGGGATTCAGGCTCCATTCACGCTCATCATCAGGCAGCCCATGCCTTTGCCAATTGTCAACGTGATCCAGAATAATCAACGCAGGCTTTCCATCTGCCGGTCTAAATCCTCGCCCATTGCCCTGCATCCAAATAATGAGACTCGCTGTCGGCCTCAGCCATTGAACCGCCTCAATTGCAGGAACGTCTACGCCCTCGATCAGCAGCTCCACGTTAGTCAGAACTTTGGTTTCTCCTGACGCTATTCTCGAAAGTATGGCCTGCCTATCATTTGACGGCGTTGTGCCGTCCATGTGCTCGGCTTTGATGCCTTTTGCGTTATACGCCTCGCAAACATGTTCGGCGTGCTTGATTGTGGCGCACATGACCACGCAGCGTTTGCCATTGGCATATTTCAAATAATGCTCAACCGCATCGCCGGTGACGGTTGGCCTATCCATGATTTTCTCAACTTCATTGGCTGCATAATCGCCCATGCGCGTTTTAATGCCTTCCATGCTGACCTTGGTTTCTGTTCCGTAGAGGCGATAAGGACAGAGATATCCAGATTGAATAAGATCTCCTACCGATGGCCCGATCACCATATCTTCAAAAACGTCTGCCAATCCCTTGCCGTCAGTGCGCCGTGGCGTTGCCGTAAGGCCCACAATCCGCGCCTTTGGATAGGCTTCGATGATTTTTCGATATGTATTTGCCGCCGCTCGGTGCGCCTCATCAATAATAATTAGCCCGGGTTCAGCCACGCGATTTAATCGTCGTACCAATGTTTGCACCGATGCCACCTGTACCGGCGTTCGCGTCATGGTCTTACCGGCGCAAATGACGCCATGCTGTAGCTTCTGGGCCCAAAGCGCACGACTGGTCTGAGTTAATAGCGTGTCACGATGAACGCAAAAAATGGAGCTGATGCCCTTGGATGCCGCCGTTGCCATCATGTGAACGGTTAATGCGGTTTTCCCTGCCCCGGTTGCCGCCACCAATAACGTTGAACGGTGTGACTGGAGGGATTGGCGGGCTGCGGTGATAAGGTCTTCCTGGTACGGCCTAAGTTTCATCTCCCCTCCAAATACTCCCGCAACTTCTGCACCGTGGCATAGGCTGGGTTTTTGGTCCTGCCGGTCAAAATCTTATGCAGCCCTTGGCGTGATATGCCGGTGGCCTCAACGATGCGTTCCGGCCTGATGTCTTTCAGCTTTTCGATCATTTCATCTAGGTTCACTTGTTTTCCTCCTGTCAAAACCTGTTGACACGATAACACCAAGGATTTACAGTTTCAACCACTGGCAAATGTTGCCAGCCTTTTACAGGAGTCTTTTATGATTACCATTGACTTGTCCAACAAGGACTACCACGCGCATCCCGCGATCTCAAAATCTGGTCTTGATTTGATCGCTCGATCACCCGCTCATTATCGTTACCGCGCACCCAAAGAACCATCACGGGCGATGGAAATTGGGACTGCCATTCATGCCGCACTACTTGAGCCGCACCGTTACGCAGCCGAATACGTCATTGTTGATTGCGAGACGCGCACTGCGTCAATTTATAAGGAGGCCGTTAAGGTACATGGCTCTGAACGTGTTCTGACGCGTTCTGAGGCTGACAAGATCGCAGGAATGTCTGAATCCGTTCTTGGCAACATTCACGCGCAAGCCATCCTCAAAGAGGCTGACACGGAAGTTTCGATTATCACCAAAGATCCAGTGACTGGAGTTGACGTTAAGGCTCGCTTTGACGTGTTGCAATCCATGCGCTCACTAGACCTTAAAAAGACGCAAGATGTGCGCCCTGATGCGTTTGCAAAGTCCATTGCAAACTACCGTTACATGGTGCAAGCGGCTTTCTACTCTGACGTTTTTGAGTGGGAAACCGGCGACAAGCTAGACGCTTTTGGGTTTCTTTGTGTTGAGGAAGAAATGCCGCACGCATCTGCTATCTATGTGCTAGATGATGATGCGCTTGAGTACGGTCGCAAATTGTATCGACGTGACCTTAATTTGTACGCGGATTGCTTAACCGCTGACGTATGGCCGTCTATTGATACGTCACCGCAAGTTTTGAGCTTGCCGAACTGGGTCTACAAGGAGGTGCTGTGATGCGACGCGCAAAATTAGAAACAACCGACTTTTGCAGGCAAATGCTGGAAGGCGCTAAAGCCGTTGATACATTGTCTTTGTCAATTAATGACATACGCGCCATTGCTGGGGCGTTAGGGGCATTTACAGCGCTAATCGATCTATGCGAGCAGCTTTATGCCACTGCCTATCCCTATAGCACAAAGATTGTTGAGGAGGATGACGCATGAACGCTATTGTGCAAGTGCGCCAACAATTAATAGCCATGGCTCCAGAGCTTGCTAAAGTTTTGCCTGATCATGTGACACCTGAGAAGTTTGAGCGCGTGACCTTGACGGCATTGCAGCGTAGTCCTGACCTTTTGGCTTGCGATAGGAAGTCACTCTTTGAGTCAGTTATGCAATGCGCTCAAGATGGTTTGATTCTCGATGGCCGCGAAGCTGCTTTGACTAAATTTGGCCAAAAGGTTGCTTATATGCCTATGGTGTCAGGCATCCTCAAAAAAGTCAGGCAATCCGGCGAGCTTGCCACCATCACCGCACAAATGGTCTATCAAAACGACCAGTTTAGCTATTGGATTGACGATGCAGGCGAGCATTTGACGCACAAACCTGAGATTCTGAACGACCCTGGCTCACCGATGGCGGTTTATGCAATGGCCAAAACAAAGGATGGTGGCGTTTATATTGAAGTCATGCGAATGGCCGAGATACAAAAGGTCCGATCCGTTTCGCGTGGAGGCAACTCAGGCCCATGGGCTCAATGGTCCGACCAGATGGCTAAGAAATCAGCCATCCGAAGATTAGCTAAGCGCCTGCCCATGTCAACCGATCTTGAGCTAGTCATCCAGCGTGATGACCAATTCTACCCATATCAAGAGCCAGCAATGGAGCAGGCAACCAAGGCAGTTAGCGCATTAACGGTAGCGCCTGAAACGCTTACCGATATGCCGATGATTGAAGAAACCACAACCGAAACCGATGAGGGAATTTTCTGATGGCCAAAAAACTTTACGACCTAGCCGTTAAGACCGGCGAATACACCGTCCAAGGGCAGACCAAAGGACGCTACGAGAATGTTGGCGCTGTCATGCAATCCGATGATGGCGGCAAGTTCATCATGCTTAAACGTGTCTTTAACATCGCTGGCGTCCCTGATCTTTCAGGACGCAATAGCGATTCAGTGCTGGTGTCAATGTTCCCGCCAAAAGATAACAACGAACCGCAACCGCAACAGGCTGCGCCAGCTCGTCAGCAACAAAACCAGTTGCACGATGACATTCCGTTCTAACTAGTCCCTAACTTCCCCGTCAGAAATGGCGGGGTTTTTTATGCCGATTACAGGAGATAGGCATGGAATACGATCAATTTGTGGCTAACAAGCGCCGCGCCGAGGTTGCCACCGGCCATGCGCCAAGTGCGCTTAATTCAAATCTTTTTGACTTTCAGCAAGCTATCGTAGCTTGGGCCGTTCGCCGTGGACGTGCCGCAATCTTTGCTGATACCGGGCTCGGTAAAACGCTGATGCAGTTGTCGTGGGCTGATGAGGTTGTGCGGCATACATCTGGGCGGGTTTTGATTTTGGCTCCGCTAGCCGTATCTGAGCAGACAATTAGAGAAGGGCATTCATTCGGCATTCACATCGAAAAGTATCAAGATCAGGATTCGATGGGCGTGTTTATTACGAACTATGAGCGCATGGATCACGCGCTAGAACAGGAATGGAATGGCATTGTTTTGGATGAGTCATCTATCCTTAAAGCGCATGACGGCAAGACACGCACCAAACTAATTGATCTATGTCAGGGCATACCTTATCGGCTGTCATGTACGGCAACGCCATCACCAAATGATTTTGAAGAGCTGGGAAATCAATGCGAGTTCTTGGGCGTGATGACGCGCACCGAGATGCTTGCAACGTATTTTGTCAATGATACTGGCGACACAGGGACATGGCGACTTAAGGGATGGGGGGCCTCAAAGTTCTGGAAATGGATGGGATCGTGGGCTGTAGTTCTTCGCAATCCTTCAGATATTGGTTTTGATGGATCTCGATATCTTTTGCCTGATCCGGTTTACACAGAGCATATGGTGGAGATAGAGGACCACTCAGGCGATTTATTTGCCAAGCCCGCAATGACCCTTACGGAGCGCAGAAAAGCCCAGCGCAATTCGTTAGAGGCCAGATGCAGTGCATTGGCTGAAGTTGTCAATAAAAACAAAGATGAGCCGTGGCTAATTTGGTGTCACCTAAATGATGAGGCTGATTTGCTTCAATCTTTAATTCCCGGCTCCGTCAATGTGCAAGGTAGCGATTCACCAGAAAAAAAAGCCGCCAGAATGATGGATTTTTCAGATCGCAAATTGCGCGTATTGATTAGCAAGCCATCTATTTGCGGTTACGGCATGAACTGGCAACATTGCGCACGCATGGGTTTTGTAGGGCTTTCTGATTCGTTTGAGAAGTTCTATCAGGCCGTGCGTCGATGCTATCGATTTGGGCAAAAACGGAATGTTGAAGTGCATATCTTCACTTCAGAAACCGAAGGCCAGATTCTCGAAAACATCAAACGCAAGGAAGCCCAGCATCATCAATTGAGCGAAAGCATGATTGAGCATATGAGAGACATTATGAACGAAGAATTAAAAGGGCAGATAAACATTGTGGATGCCTATCAAGAATCAAAGCATGAGCATGAACGATATACGGTCCTGCTTGGTGATTGCGTCAAGCATTCAAGAAAAATGGAAGATAACAGCATTGATTATTCCGTATTTAGCCCACCATTTGCTGATCTTTTTGTTTACTCCAATTCTGACCACGATATGGGCAACTGCTCTGATGATGCCGAGTTTGTGGCTCAATTGCGATACCTGATTGCCGAATTGTTCCGCATTATTAAGCCAGGTAGGAACGTATCTTTTCATTGCATGAATCTGCCGACCACTAAGATGCGCCAAGGCTATATTGGACTGCGTGATTTTCGCGGGGATCTGATACGCGCATTTCAGGATGCTGGATTTATCTACCATTCAGAAGTGTGTATTTGGAAAGATCCTGTAGTCGCCATGCAGCGCACAAAAGCGCTAGGGTTATTGCATAAGACTATTCGTGATAACGCATCCATGAGTCGCATGGGGTTGCCTGATTATGTTGTCACTATGCGTAAGCCTGGAGATGCTGATCCTAGAGTGACGCACGGCGATAGTTTGCCAGTTCATCTCTGGCAGAAATACGCTAGCCCAATTTGGGATGACATCAACCAAGGCCGCACACTAAACAAAATGCCTGCTCGTGATGAGAACGACGAAAAGCACATGTGCCCGCTTCAATTGGATGTGATTGAGCGGTGCATTCATCTTTGGACTAATCCTGATGATTTGGTGTTTTCGCCTTTTACTGGCATTGGCTCTGAAGGCTATTGCGCAGTCCGTATGGGCCGGCGATTTATTGGAGCTGAGCTTAAGCCACAATACTTTGATTTGGCTTGCCAAAATCTTGCCGAAGCCGCAGGAGCGCAACAGGCGGACCTATGGACCTGAAGCGATGCTCACATTGCAAACAAACTAAGCCAGTCTTTGAGTTCCACCGCAATCTTGCGCGTAAAAATTCTTATCAGTCATGGTGCAAGCCTTGCAAGGTCTTTGCAAACCGTTCAGCCAGGTTGCTCAGGCCGACAGCACCAGAACAGCCAAGAGTGATGCCTCAGTTCTGTGGTACGCGCTACAACGCAAAACTGACGGATGAGGACGTTAGGCTAATTCGTGGGCTTTTTGATGACCTGTCATGCGCTGAGATAGCCCGCAAATTTGAAGTGGCAAGAACAACGATCAGCTCTATTAAGCATGGATATTCTTGGTATCGACTAAAATAATTGTCAACATCTGTTGACAAGATGACAATAGTTGATTAGGATTCAATTGTGCTCAGTTTACGGCCCCGTTTCGTTAACCCTGATCGGGAGCGCGGACAAAAGCAGCGGGGCCACCCTTTAATTTGGAGAGATAAATGATTGACCTTGGACCCAACAC